TGGGTAGGTGACTTCAACGTCTACACCATAGAACGCCTTAAAGAACTGTTCCGCAGATAGTTGCGTACCCTTTGCTTTGTAGAATCGAGATAGAAGTCGAGCCATCAATCGTGGGTCGGCATTCGAGTTTTGGTCAAATGAATCTGTATCAAGACCGTCACTGATCTCGCGTAACAACAGATCTAGATGTTCTAGTTCGGTTGTTGAAATGTTTCTTATATCGAATAAATCCTGAATTACCTTGAACGCAGTCTCCTCTCCCGCGAAGTCATAGTAAGCTTCGAGAAAAGCAATAAGTCGCGGATACTCAGACTGGAAGAACTGAGGTAAAACCTGCGATACTTTTGACTGGTGGAATTTGGGATTGACTCTCATTACAACTCAACCTTGATTGCGCCTGTATCTAAGTTAGATCGAGTGGTTGACAAACCCGAATCAAGTGTTATAATATAGTTTCGCAAAGGTACAATTGTACTCTGATTCGCTGGAGTGGCACTTATTTTAATAACATCATCGACGTAACTATTTTCGTCAACGGTTAATGCGTTAAGTGTTACTGTGCCTCTCGCTGGTTCATATGATCCAATGTTATCGATCTTCACAACATTATCCATGTCTAATAATTGTAACTTGGTTGAACCTAGTTTGTTTTTGATGATGACATTCTGCCCGTTAGACTTGAACACCGACGATGTGATTGTGTGGTCGTCTTTGTCTGGTTCTGCCAAGAAGACAGGGAAATTTACATGGAAGTCTTGTTCTATCTTATCAGTAAGTCCCAACCCTTCTTCTAGTCTCTTCTCATTCAGTTCGGTCAACATTTCGGTTACAGGGATTCTTTGCTGTACCCTTACGGCCATGCGCGAGTTTAAAATCGCAGGCGATAGATTATCGATCTGTGTAAGTAGATTTGAACGACGGAAGGTAGAATTGAATGTTGATAGTTCTGTCTGTACGTGACTGTTGATCAAAGACTGAACGTCAGTTTCTAGAGTCTGTGCTTTGTTCGCTTTCAATGCGTCCACATTAAATACGGTCTGAATTTCTAGATAAGTCATTTCAGGATCAACAAACTCTAAGTCGATGGACATGATCGATAGATTAGCAGCCAATTCATTTTGTATTCTCGTTTTTTCGGTCTCTACTATGTTCTCATCCACACCTTCTTGAAAGTTTAGACTGACGAAGACTTTTCCGTATTCTGGCGGAGTGTTATCATTACCGCCCCACGCAATCACATCACGTAGATAGTTAGAATACTTCGCCATAATCAATGCCGTGTAATCGTCTGCGGTGACCAATCGATTTTGTGTGGTGTACGATCGTGGTGCATTCAACTTAATAGAATCTAAAGACTCACGATCAGAACCTCCTGCAGAGGGGGTTGAACTAGTTATCACAGCTCCTTCGACGCCATTTAATGAATATGATTTTGCACCATTGCCTTCTACGTGTCTTGTTGAAATATAAGACACCTCTATAACATTTCCTTGCGTTGGTCTTTTGCCTAAAATATTGCCGTCACTAAAGAATATTTCATAGTTTCCGCTTGGTGTTTCACCCACCATGTACACTTTAGAATCGTCATCGATTGTAGTCACAGTATTTAAGTCTTGATATACTGTATAGTTTGTAGAAGACCCATTCTCATATACACGAACAGATATGGTGGATGTATCAATATTTTCGTCCATGATAACATAACTTACATTCGAAGCTTGATTTGCAATAAACGTGCGTGTTTTAAATTTACCTTCTGCTATCTGTACATTATTAAAAGTAAACTTACCATCATTCCCAAGTTGGGTTATGTGATCTTCTACTGTCAAGAATCTATATCCAACATCATCTATGTTGGCAAAAAACTCTGATCCTCTACTCAAAATAAAGGTTGATGGAGGAGTTTCTACTGTTATTTCAAGATCTACAGTAGCCCGAGCGGCAGTACGAGACTTGACAGTGTACCCCAACGATTCCGCATGACCAACAACAGAAGTTCTTATCTGAGATGTACTAAGAAAAGACTCGTTAATCGACAGGTTTGCTACCAATGCATTAATGTGCGTATTATAAGCAAGCACATCTAAAATATTGGATATGCCACTAGTATTGAAATCAAAGTCTTCAAACTCGCCGCTATTTCTTAAATAAGTTTTTAATTTCGACTTGATATCATTAAAATCTAAATCAGATGTGTTAATTGACATTACCTTGACCTTGCAACAGTTAAATCCATAGTGACGACTTTAGGCGTATTTTTAACAGCGAACACCAGCCTTACACTGAGGGAGTAAGTATCTTCGTTAAATAGCGCAGTAACTTCGCGTACTTCTGCGCGTGGTTCTTCGTTTTTAATCGCGAGTCTAATTGTATCTTCAACATCTCGTTCATCTAATACAGACGACAACTCAAATAAAAGGGATTCTAATCCACCCCCATAGTAAGGACGAAATGGCACAGATCCACGATTTGTTAACAGTAGATTCTTAACTGCTTGACGAACCGCTGCAGCGTCTGTCTTTTTATACAGCGCTTTAGTTGTAGGCGTTGCGGCAAACGTGCAGTCGATGTCTGAATATTCGCGATCAACCGTTACTGTGATCGGTTTATTCTGAAGGTTTCCGTCTTGTGTAGAAAATACGCTTGGCATTACATTAAACTCTTTTTGTTGTATTTATACAGGAAGTTCTACATCAAATGAAGTAGGTATGCCAATCATTGGCAAAACATCGCATAATGTCAGTGTCAGTAGGTCCAACAACTTGCCCAGACCAATCGCATCTAGGAAGGACTTGATCTTCTTGATCCATACATTCAGCAGTTCTTTCTCCCAGTTCGCAGAAAAATCACGTGCAGCCTTGATCAAATTGTCAATGTCTTTTTCAGCCGTCTTCACAGTCTCATCGATATTACCACCGATCACATCAAGTAAAGACATACCGAATAGAGATACACCCTCCAATTGATCAATGATCATACTATATGCCTCTGCCTGCAAATCAAAGTTCTTTATTCTGTCCTCGGCATCTTTGAGTTCTTTTTCAAACTCCTTCTTGAAGTTGTCTATTTGGGCATCTAGGTCGTCAATCTCTTGTTGAATGAGTTGATCCATATTCTCTATGTCTGACTGCACTTGCCCCGCTTTAGCGATTGCGTCCGTCTTGAATTGTTCGGCTTTCTGTTTAGCAGATTCTATCTGAGCCCTTATGAAAGATTCAACGTCGAAGTTTAACAGTGCAGGTAACGAAGGCAGACCCAACGCGTCCCATATCTCTTTGAACTTGTCTATCAATTTACCGAACGCTTCGTGTAATGTCTTGGTACAGAACTTGACGATCTCCGACTTGACATATTGCCATGTACATCGAGCTCTCCATTCGTCACACTTCACGCCGAACTCAGCATTGAACTGTTGATACTCTGCAGGAATCATTGCATGGAACTTATCGACTTCAGATTCGATCTGTGATATAATACGAGTCTGTTCCTCTTCTTCAAAGACCTTAAGTACGTCGATACTTATTCCTAAAACGTTTACATTGAATCCGATCGGTATCACTTTCGAGATCATTTCAAGCATCTTCGCAGGAATGAACATATGATATTCTTGTATCAGTTCATTCCACGCATCGTCGGCCTCTTTCTGCCAGTTACGTACCTGACCCTTCTTCCAGTACGGGGATAGAATATCTCCAATCAACTCCATGATCTCTTCGACCTGATCGATGATACCTTGCAACTGTTCCTTTATCTGAGCGATCTCATCTTCGACTAGGTCTTCTAACTTTTGTTCTAGTTCTTCACCTTTCGCTCTAGCCTCTGCCTCTAATCGAGTCCTCTCTGCCTTTAGTTCCGCCTTGATATCTGGTAACGAATCAATGTATACCTGTATCTTGCTTGGTATCTGTGCCAGTTTATTGAACTCGTTAACGATATCGGCGCGGGTAGGTAATGTGCCACCTTCGCACGGTATTTGTATGCCGCCGATCGCAGGCAATGCAAGGGCAGGTAAGACAATGCCGCCTATAGATAGACCGCCCGAAGAAAGAGACTCAAGAAGATCCTTATCTTCTTTCTTGAGAGCAGGGATAGTAGAGTTAGGAACGGGTTTGATGTTGAGAGTAGGAAGTTCTATCTCTACTATCGGTTCTGGTTCTGGTTCTGGTTCGGGTGCTGGTGCAGCGATCGAAGCTGCCCACAAAAGTTGATCGCCCAATCGAATTTCGATGATTGGTTCATTGCCCAAAAATGCAACATACGTTGACCATACCAGTTCATCACCCAGGCGCACTTCGACGATCGGTTGATCGCCAAGCAGAACGTTGTGATTGTCCGACCCGTTAATGACTGGCATAGGTGATGCCTATTAACCTGTGATGAAATACAGTGTATCTGGATCTGGTGTCAATGCAGAATATTGAATTTGGGTACCCGTCCATAGTTTAATGGGGTTACCCGAACTGTTTTGATTGTCTAACACACCACTTGATGCGGCTAACTCTGAAAGGATTGTTGACTCTTGCGCAGTCGCACGAGTAACTTCTGAAGTGATCTGTGTCTGTAGATCGGCAACAACAGTATCGTGTCCATCTACACGAGCAACAACTGCGTCTAGTTCACCATGAACCTCATTGACTGCATCAACATTGTTTTGTGCAGTAGTGTTAAATGTACCCGTACCGACCTTTGATTGATTTTGAGTTACCGTTGTCTCTAGATCTGTGGTACGAACCTCTAACGAAGTGACATCTGTCTCTAACGAAGTAGCACGACTTTCTACCGCATTCATTTCGGACTGTAGAGTATTGACTTCACCTTGTACAGATGTTACATTACCTTCTGTTGTAGTCGCACGAGATTCTAAATCGGTTGCTCTTACTTCTACCGCATCAATATCAGTTTCTGTAGTCGTCAACCGGCTGGAGTTATTAACGATGACCTGTTGCAGATCACTATCAGCATCTTCGAATGCAATAACGATTTCCTGAATCGTATCCAGAGTCTCTGGGGATGTACCTATAAGTGTATCGACTCGACCTGTTACAGTATCTACATCGGTACGTAACCCAAATTCAACACCAGTAGCGCGAGTAACTTCGGCGTCCAATTGACTTTGTAAACCAGACACATCGCCCGACTGTAGGGTTTGTAGAGCAGTGATGTCCGAATCGTTTGCGGTAATCTGCGCCTGTATACTATCTACGTCAGTGCGTAGACCAGCTTCGATACCTTCTGCGCGAGTCTTCTCTGTCGCAATCGCATTAGCGTTAACACCTTCTGCTGCAGTGGCCCGAGCAACTTCCGAATCGAGTTGAGATTGTAGATCACTGACATCACCACCTACTAGACCTTGTAAAGAAAGAATGTCAGAGTCATTATCGGCGACTTGTGATTGTAGGGAATCTACGTCGGTACGTAACCCAGACTCTATCGATGTGGCGCGAGTGACTTCCGCATCGATGTTATTCTGCAGAGTAGTGTCTGCCGATTCACGAGTAGAAGCTTCGGTCGCTAA